TTACAAGTATCGAACACCATGATTACTCTCTGGTTTTTAAGAGAGTTTTGCCGCATAAGCAGCCATGTATTCACAACACCTTTTAAAGACTTTGAGAAGTTTTTAACATCACAGTTTTGCCAGAATGTTCTATGGAAAAAGTTATTTCCATCAATTATAGAAACGCGTATACTCATTAGTTTACCTTTCGTGTTTACTTCTTGAGAGCAGCCAACCTTTTTGCTTTCTTTTCATTGAAAGTAATCTGGCGTTTAGCGGCCATTTCTTTCAGCTTTTCAGGGGTGATGTTCTTTTTTACAATTGGCATAGCAGCAACATCGGCCTGTATAAGCTTTCTCATTGCATGTGCTGATTTGATGATTGCCATCAATGCCTTACGAGCAACAAGACCGGCTTTCTTCACTTTGTTGTTTTGGAGCTTATAAAGCTCACCTTTTACAACAGCACTGTTATTGTCGATGGTTGATATATAAGATTCAAGATTATTCATAGATACTCCTTATCGAAAAAATTCATAAAATCAATATATCAACGTATTTAACTTATGTCAAGATTATTTCGCTGCTGTTTCCTTTTCTGCGGTTTCGATTTTTGTAATGATATCTTCGATAGCTGATTTCATTGATGCATACACTTCAGCATTGCTGTCGTTGATTACAACAATGTTGTCAATGTTGGAAGAACTGTAATAGCTTTCTGATGAAATCATCGAGCTTGTGATTACAAATTCTCGTTCTTTGCGAGTTGTTTGTATGTGACTGTCCTTTAAAGTCAGTTTGCGTTTGAGTGCTTCATACACATTGATCTTGACAAAGCCATTTTCAAAAATTGCGGCAGGGTTCATGTATGGCATTACCAAATCAAACATTTCACCGCGCTTGTCTGTTACCGACAAAACGATTAGCTTTTCTTTGCCATTTACCGCATCCATAATCGGGTATTTCTTAGTCATCTGTAGTCTCCTTATCGAATCTAAATCTTTCGAAAGCTGTGTGTCTTAGACTTCCAGTTTTCGTCTCTTCCATGTAACTTATTTCAGCAATTTTGTCAAGCAATTCTTCTTTATATGACCAATATTCTTCTCTTTCATCTTTTGTATAACCTGTACCGCAACGCAGTTCTGTATTTTTATATTTAAAGATTAAACCACCTAGACAATGCTCGATTTCTGTTCCGGGTTCTCCGGGGTAATACCCAATTATTCTCAGGTCAATTGTGTTCTTATCTTTGAACTTTAACCAATCATTGCTTCTTTTTGTCTGGTATAGTGAATAAGGATTTTTAATGATAATCCCTTCAGCACCAGCAGCAATGTATTTACGAGCAATAGATGCTATAAGGTTGTAATCCATCTTAACCTTAAAGTATTTAAGGAACTTAATCTTCGGTGAATCTATCTTCTTTTCAAGAGCTTCCATAAAGGCAACACGTTCATACAA